AAAACTTCTCAGCATCTACATTGTTGTTTCTTTCTTCGCAATAGTCTGCAACTTCTTCGATTGTTGGCTTAACAAACCTCTTAGCCTTAACCTTAGCTTTAACTATATCTTTATCTTTATCTTTATTATTAAGGGTACTTTGTACCCCTTGTGAACCCTTCCCATACCCTTCAAGATTATATTTGTCAAGTAATGCAATTACCGACTTATGCACATTAGAGTTTGGATTAAGTTCGCCATATTGAAACTCAATAAAGTCAGGAATAAACCATTTGTCGCCATTGTCAAAGATTACTATCTTGTCAAGAAATGCCTGTGGTAGCATATCGTAAATAAGGTCTGCACCTATTCTAATTGATGCTACTTCTATATCTACATCCCATATTCCTGCGTGATTGCAGTCGTCTAATATGTAAAACCATAGTAGCTTGTGTTCAGGTTTTAGTTCTTTCAGAAAGCGTTTCTTCCACTTATCTGTATCTGTCATTCGTTTTGCCATTGTTTTTGTTTTTTATTTTAGTGTCATAGTTATTAGCTCAAACTCTTCACGAGTTATTAAGCCTTTCATTAGTCCGAGATATTCTCTTGATACATCTCTACCTGTAATTTTGTTTATTATAATCATAATGTTTTAGTTTAATTGTTTAACACAGCAAAGATAAGTAAAATTTTTTAATTAATACAAAACTTTTTTAAGATTTTTTATTTCTATCCTAGCCATTATCTCAATATCATTGTAACTTCCTGCTCTTGGTTTACGACCTCCTAACCTAAAATTACCAAATAGGTTTGATATTCTCTCATATACTATGCCATCGTCAAATGCCCAACATATTGCCACAGGTCTATTGGTTTTTTTTTGATGATTCTGTAAGTCAACTAACTTTCTAATGGCTACCTGCACTATCAAATCATCATCTATGTTTCTATCAGGACATCCCTTGACTTCTAAAGCACCTATAAGGTCTTGTTGTTTATTAACTAGGTCATAGTCAACAGGTGCATACTCTCCTCTATCTACGCTTACTAGGTCAAATGCGTGGCAGAATAGCCTAGATGCTCTCTCTTGTCGCTTTCTATCCTGTGCGGTTTCGTACTTAGCCATTTTACTTTTTTAAGTATTGATATATTCTGCTCTTACTCATACCAAAAAGTTCAGCTATCTCTTTTACATCCCAATTATAAAAATATAAAAATTTTGCTAAACTTCTTTTTAGTTTTGTTTTGAACTTTACAAGTCCTGTGTATTTTTTAGTTCTACTATTCCAATTCATTTATTAACTGTTTTATGGTTATCATCAATACTTATTATAGAGTATGTATAATCACACAAGTCCTTAATCTTGCGTATATTAGCTCTTATATCCTTTCTAACGGCTTCAATCTCGGTTTTAGTGCTATCAGTACCGAGAGAAGCGTTGAGGGCAGCATTGGCTTGTAATAGCTTATCCACCCTCTTAACGTTCTTTCTTCTAAGATTCGATTTCACAATCAAATTGCTTTATCAGTTCCTTAACCTTAAAAGGGTAAGTCTGATTCTTCTTTTACTGTATTGGCTTTTTCTGTCTTAGCACCTCCGACATTTACTGCCCAAGCCAAAATGTTATTGTAGTAGTTACCTTCATATAGGCGACCTCTGATGTCTATCTTACAAGTAATCTCAGTACCCACAGATATAGTATCTAACTTATCTATGTTGTCCTTTACTACCTCTAGCTTGACAGACTGAGGATAATCTCCTCCTGTGTTAATTACAAACTCTCTTTTCTTAAATCCGCTTTTAAATTCTTTTGTGTCGAATTTAGCTTCTAAAGTTCCATTAATTTCCATTTTCTAATAATTTTAATTCGTTAACGATTTCGCCTATTCTATCATCCAATAGGACTTTTTCTTGTTTTAGTAGGTCAAGTTCCTCTGATAGTGTTACTTCACTATTTTGCTCAAATACATAATCTCTTACCTTTATGTAGTTAGTTATCTCTTCTTTATCAAACTCTAAAAAGTTTCTAGCTTGAGTGATATGATGTATAACAGTTGCGTGATTCATTGAGAATGTTTCCGCTATCTGCATATAGGTTTCACTATAATGCTTTCTTAAAAAGTACAACACCATTCGTCTAGCACTTATGATATTACGCTTTCTACTTACGCTGAATAGCTTATCTTCATCCACACAGTATATTGAGCATACCGCCTTTACTAAGGCTTCCCTTCTCTCGTTACTATTTAGCATCCTTAATCATATTTAGAAGTTCAACATCTCCAACCTCTTGCTCTTTAACTTCTTTAGATTCTGCTAATAGTTGTAAGTGCTTCAACCTCAACATTGTAGGATTCTCTATATACTTGTTTACACTTGTACCTTGTAATCCGGTAACTTCGCTAAACCTACGTTTAGTCATTCCTGTTACTCTTATAAACTTTTCAAATTCGTTGTTTGCTTGTGCCATAATTATTTATATTCTACTATTACTAATTCTTTTCCAAACTCCTGCTGATATGTTTCCATAATCCTTTCATTTGGTTGTTCCATATATAAGTCTATGAAAGACTTTAATATACCTTTAGGCGCTTGACCTTCTGCTAACTTAGAAACTTGCTTTCTAGTTATTGCCATAATTGCACCTTCTTTTGTTAATGCGTGTTTTAGTTTCATAATCTACTTCTTTTATTAAATTGTTCTCTTGGGTCTTTTGGTATGTAATCCTCTTTTAGCTTAACGATTAACTCGTATGCTTCCTGATAGGTAAGATGTAGCAGACCGTTCTCTATATCTCGTATGGTGTCTAGTTCGTAGGGAACACTTGTAAGTAAACCTTCAATAACAGCTATCTGACTATTACTGATAGGCTCACTTGCAAGTATATCATCTATCCAATCCATTAGTCAGCCATTTCGTCTTGACCGAATACACCTTCCTCATAAAAGCCTGTAAGCATTAGTACTGCTCTTGACTTTGCCCTCTTCTCCGCCATAGCAACAGGAAACTTACCTGCCATACCCATAGTGTTTTCTTTGCTACATTCTCCAAAGGATTCTACTCTACGTTGATTCTCTGACATCTCCGCTACACATCTTAGCACAACCCATTCTCTTTCCATAATGATTGGCTCATAAGCAACTCTGATGCCACGTTTACTGATAATCTTATCAATACCCGTTCGTGTGATAATTACAAAGCCACGTTTGTCTTTATACACATCTTCTTGCACTAGACCGTTTTCTGTAAACAATCTTCTTAGTGTTTCTTTCTTAGTTTCTGTTTTCATTTCTACTGACATAATAATAATTTTATAAAGTGTTAATATAAGTTCTTAGTTCTTTTAATGTATCTAGGTCGCAAACTCTTGCAGATACTCTGCCGTTCGCCCAATCTTGCAAGTTTCTTGCACCTGTGTTAGCAAATTCAACCTCTGAATTTTCATCATTAGCTAATAACTTTTTGATAAGCTCAATCTTACTATCCAATAGGAATAGTACATCGCCTTTCTTTACTGTTTCTACTTTTAATTCGTTTGACATAATCGTTTTGTTTTAATTAATAACTCCGACAAAGTTAGTAAATAAATTCAAACTACCAAAAATAATTTAATAAAAATGTAAAAAAAGTTTACCTTACTAGAGTGTAGATTATTCTTCTCCCAAGTGCATTGGGTAGGTAATTGGCAATGTACCGTTGTTTAATACAACACCACAAGCTATTATAGAACGCTTAGTAAAGTTCTTAGCGTATGCAAGTGCATACTGATTTGTGTTAGTTACACCGCATCCGACCTGCATAGCAAAGTGTCTAGCGGTCTTAGTGCAATGCCAAGATACAGAACATTCTGTGTGTATATGACCTTGTACTACCGACTTACCCCAATTTACCATACGATTGTGCGCACCTCTTGCTCCACTACTACCTGTTCCGTGAGTATAGATAACACCATCTTGCTCAAAGCTATCGTCAAATGTCCAAGTAGGTACTTGTAAGGCTTCTGAAAGGTCTTTAAGCCATCTTTGTGATATCCCCATAGCTACTGCCTTACGAGAGATTATAGCATCGTGATTACCTATGCAAACTCTTGCGTTAGGAAAAGCATCGTGCCAAGCCTTTAATTGGTTAATTGCTCTATCTAATTCTTCTCCTGCACCAAATCCATCAGGATGTGTTTCGTGGAAGCTAGAAAAATGTGAATCAATTAAATCTCCGATAAAGATTACATCATTGCAGTTGTTCTTTTCATAGACATCTAAGCAATGCTCTAGGTATGAGCCACCGTCATTGCATTGTCCTTTGATAAATGGTGCGTGTAAATCTCCTATGATGAGTACGTTGCGAACTTCATTGTGTCGCATCTTCTGTATTACCTCGTATTCCGTTTCTGTTAGTCTTGGTCTGTACTGTTTCATTGCGGTTTGGTTTTCGCAAATATAAATAAAAATATATAAAAAAACAAATGGAGTGCCGAAGCACCCCATTCAAAACTAAAAACAAAAACGATTATTCATACAGACGTATGAAGCAAAGATAGTAAAAAAGAAGTAAGTTAAAAGTTATTTCTTTATTTTTTCGTACGACCTTCCTCCGAAGTACGCACCAAAGGCAGTTATGGCTAGTAGTTGCCACAGGTCAATCCAAGAATCCTTGATGTCCATATCGACATATCCAAAGTCAATTAGAGTGAATACAGTAAGTACAAGTAGTAAGAAAGCTAGTGATAGTGGTCTTATCGACTTAGTAAGCCAATTACCCTGCATATCAGCTTCCCACCTCTTAGTTACCTCAACCTGCATCTTCTCCTCAAACTCCTGAACCACCCTGTTTACCTCAGCCTTTACAAGCTCTTTTTCTTCGGCACTTGTGTGTATCTTGTCAATAGCATTGCCTACACTATCAACCAACTCTTTTGCACCGCTACTAAATATTTTTTTTAATATACTCATATCTTTAACTTTATCTTTAACCTTAGCTTTAGCTTTATTATATAGGGTATAAACTACCCTATGTAAACCCTTTGGCAAGGGTTAGTTAACCCTTAAAAAAATCATTTGTGTGTTTATATTCTATGAATACTTGCTCTCCTCTGTCTAAAACCTCAGCAACCATTCTATACAATCTCTTGTAGGCTTGTGTTGACTTGCCTATAAAACCGTTAGTAACAAAATCATTATTCTCTTGTGAATCACCCACAAGCAAACATCCGCTAGTATGCTCATCAGTATTTCCGCAATGTATAAGAATATACTCAAAATTAGGAACGTTAGTGATATGCAACATACCGCTATGAATATCAGGGAATCTTTTAGAATATTTATTATGGAAGCCACCTTCTTTTCTATATTTAATTTCATACGTTCCATAAGGTATCATTGTTTCGCCTTTGACCTTATCTTTTCTATACTCATCCTCAAGGGTGTAACAGATAAAGTCGTAGCCACTAAACCCTTCGTAGAACAATATACCGTTAGTACTGTCAACAGAGTTGTTGTAACGTAAGCAAAGAAGTTTCATTAGCTACCGCAGTTTTCGCAGT